ATTGGAAACTTACCTGTTCCAAAGATTACATCAATAAGCTGACCAAAAGCCGCTAATACTTTAGTCTTTGTTACTTTAATAAAGACACGAGACTTTTCAGATTCTCTGAATCTTACATTTTTAGGATACAAACCCCTAAAGTTATGATACGCTGTTATCCAACGATTTTCATCAGAGTCTCGTGCTCTTTGTGCATCCGCATATCGTGCTTCAATTAAACCCGCAAGATTAGATTTAATTTGATTGTCTGCATTAATAGACAATCCATCTTCATTCTCTACGGATTCAAAAAAGACGCCATCTGCACTGGCGACTAAAGTATTGTCTTCTGCCATAGTTTTACGGTAGCGTTATAAAGTCAATTACAAATGTAACTGTAGTAGCGGCAGTTGCTAAGTCGTTAGCTAAAGGCTTTAAACGAATGTGTAATGTTCGCTCTGAAGAGCTTGCTAAAGAAGCGGCAAGTGTCATAGCCTCTGACGTTGCAGGACCACCACTCATGTTTGCAAACTTGTTAGCCGCCGCTGGAATACCATTCTCAATAATAAACAAAGGCGTGTTAGCGGCGATTGTTACAGCACTACCACCATCATCAGCAATTGCTTTTTCGTCAATAATTTGTCCACCACCAGCGGAAGTGCCAAGATCAAAATCAATATCATCGCCTGATGCACCCGCAGTAACAAGGTTGCCTGCCGCAATCATAATAAGATTCTTAATGGATGTGCCTGCTGGTTGCGTAAAGCTAACGTCATAAGTTGCGTCTGCTGTTACGGCAATTGTGCCTGTAGTGGCTGTGGCTTGTGCGCCGACTCGTGTTGCGATATCACGAACATCTCCAACGCGAACAGATCCTGCATCGTCGCGTACATCAATAACTCCCGGTAGTGCTGACATAATGTTTCTCCTATAAAGGTGTTAAACTAACTAAAGCATATATAACACTAAAACCAATTATGGTTCCTAATGCATAAATGCCATATGTATTAAAAGGTCGCCAAACTTTGTTTTTCATCAGTATCCAAATGTTCCGTCTGCTGGTTGATAAATACTTTCTTGATGTAAACGCCTCATACGACTAAACGTATCATCTAGTCGTGGTCGAGACATAATTAAATACCTTAACGCATCATACGCATGGTCTGGTGCGTGGGTATCTACATCTTCAGGGTTGCTTTTATCCAGAGGAATACTTTGCAGTTCGCGTATCAGGTTAGGACAAGTATTAAATATTTGTAGTTTGGGCCTTCCGCTTTGCTGAACTTTCAAGTATTCATGGATTTGAATCTTGCCTGCAACTCTGTTTTTATCTGCTCGTCGTAGCTTATGTCCAGCCTTAACAAGCGTTTCTCCAACTGTTGGGCCTGTCTGCCCTGTACGATTCCAGCAGGCTGTATCTAATACGCCCGGAACACTCATTGGATCGTTTAATTCCATTTCTGCTATAAGATGAGCTAGGTCTGTTGCTAATAGTCCTTTTCGATAGAGTTCTCTGTATATTATCAGTGTGTTGTCATCTTTATCTATTGCACCCCAGACACAAGCTGATTCTGAAGCATATCCATAGTCAATGCCTTTTACACGATCCCAATGTATCGGGATTTCAAAAGGATCAATAATGTGGATATTTCTATCAAACTCTGTAAAGGCCGCACCTTCTGCAACCTCCCAATCGCCTTCTAGTAGCTGTCGCCGTTGCGTAGGTGGCAACGCCTTCAGCATTTGTTCATATCTTCCATCACGCGCTAGATATGGATTATCGTCTAGTCGTGCTGGTATAAACTTTCTGCTAAGACCGTCTGAACCTATAAAAGTTTCGTTAGGCGGTGAAGCATCTATGTATCTTTTCTTTACCCAATGTGCTCCAACACCACCGGGGTTAGCGGTACACCGCATATATGGTACAATCTCTGGGTCTGTTGTACGCAGTCGAGAAGCCAAGTAGTTCCAAGAAAACTCTGTAGCTTGGTGCGTAATCTCGTCAAACCCAATCCAACTGTACGCTTGTCCTTGGTAACGGTATACGTCTGCATCTCTTTCCAAGAATCCAAATTCTATTTTAGCTCCAGACGGAAAGTTCCAGAGCTTTTCTACTTCTTTGTACTTACAACCGGGAAAGGCTTTCGGGTAGAGTTCACGAGATTTGTCTATTAGTTCCCGTAACTCTGGCATAGAACGCCGCAGGATTAATGCCCTATGCGCTCCCCGATGAGCATAGCGAAGAGGATCAACCAACATCGCATAGCTCTTGCCTCCACCAGCCGCACCACCATACAAAACATCAGTCTCAGAAGCGGCGAGAAAGTCAGTTTGTGGGCCATCGTTGGGCCTAAAGATGACATTCTCTTCTGCGACAGTCCTCAACGCCTTGGGCAAGTCGGCAGTTGTTGTTGTTATTTTACCTTCTGCTTTTGCCTCTTTTCCTTCTATTTTCTGCAACGTACTCTTAGAAGTGTCAAGTGACCGTTTATAGTTTTCTAGCTTGGTGCGTACCTGCGCTAACCGTTTTTCTTTTTTTCGTACAACTTTCCTTGCTTCAATCTGGGCCTTGGTTTTGGAGTGGTAGTTGTAGCCTGTACCTTTTGAACCCTTTGGGCGTCCAGCTTTTTTGCGAGGCGTTCCATCTCTTTTAAGTATGAAATCGCCGTTGTTGTCTCGCATATACGCATCTGGATGCTCTTCCCAATCATTCATACTTAGAAACTATTTTATTTAATCCTGTGTGTGATATTGGGCGTCCCGTATCATACTCAAGCCATGTGGCTCCTTCACGCAACGAGAGAACTTTATTTTTTACAAGCGGTACAATTTTATTAAGAGCTTTGAGTTCATCTTCAATCTCTTCTAAATGCACCCCATCCTCCATTAGTTTATATCCAAATGGGATGGTGCTACTACTACGCCTCTTCATATTGACCTTCTATAACTACTTCTTTTTTAGCTGGTAGTATAAAAAGTCCATTTGATGTTTGCAAATTTACATCTAGTTTATCTGTCTTAGACAGCCCAACACGGTCTAGGAGCGTCTGAGCGGCCTGTAGACGGACGTTAGCTTGAGGTATGGGGTCTGCACTGTCCATAACCTCAACGAGCTTTAGAGAAGCTTTGGGGGCATTCTGGGCTAATATATTCTCAGCTAGTTCTATTATTTCTTTTTTAAGAGCTTTAACTACGGTTGTATATGAGCCTTCAGCGTACCCCGCTAATTCTGCGGCACGTTTAGTATCCCCATTACAGGAAACTAGATTGTCCAAAAAGGATTGCTGTTTTGTTGTCAATTCTTTATTCATACTAGTTATTATATACCTGATTTATAGTTTTGTCAAGCATATCTCTTGACAAAATTAAAATCCATGTGTATAATAAATTATGTAGCCCACCGGGGTACATATAGACCCCCTTTAAAGCTCTTTGAAGTGGGGCGACAATCTGGTTGACATTCAAAATCTTTGAAAATGTATAACAATCCCTTTATATAGCGGGGGGGTACGGGGGCGTCCTGCCCCACCATTCACAACATGAATGATCTTTGAAGACCTATCAGTCTCGTGAATGCAAACTTTTAGTTATAAAGATATATCTAAAACTTCTAAGATCTTTTGAGACTCCGCGCCCATTCATAATCTGAATAAACTTTGAAGATCTATGGATTCTGTGAATACTGGTTGCCAGATTATAACACTTTTAAAAGTCTTTATAATTTTTAGCTATATACTAAAAAGGTTATAAAAATTCAAAAGCTTATAACTTTTTTGAAGGCCTGACAGACTCCCCAATTGATCATTTTTTAACCAGTGCAATCGACGCTAAGGCCGCTAAAACGCGCCACAATGGTCGATCTATTTTGCTGACCAATGCCCTTGATTTTCAAACCGTCTCGCCACGCGTCTCTAGTGAGATCCTATGCGATGCTACTGGTTAATTTTTAACCACTAAAAACACTGATTTCAGACTTGGCACACTTATTGCATTAGCAATATTCATGCCAAAAACCTACTCAATACCTGTTACCTGAGTGTTACCCTAGTGTTACTTTAAGTGTTACCGAAAGTTACAAAGTAACACTTTTCAGGCCTCAAATTCTAAGCCAATTATAGGTAAGCTATTGATTTATAAAGACTTTTTAGCCTTGGCATAGAATTAGCATTATATAGGGTAGAAGGCCGCGCATTGTGGCGCTGGTCACTAAAACTGAACAGGAGTAACAATCATGACATCGCTGGTTAATTTTGACCGCTCCCGTGGTCACGCCATTATAGAATCTATAAGGGCGCATAAAGCGGAGGGCGTCAAAATTGACACTTCCGAACAGGATTATCTGAAGGCCGGCTTCACTTTGTATTTGGAAGGCGACTCTCAGGAAATCCAGCGCGAGGCTGAAGCGGTATTGGTAGAGTATTGGACGCTGAACATAGAGGGCGACGATGCCGTGCGGACGGTTGCACAAATCCGGGCGGCATTCTCTAAGGCCTCTGAAGAGTTTCATGATCAAACCGGCGGTTCTAATATCGTCGTAAAAGACGGGAAACTTGTTCTGGCCCAACAACGCGCCAAGAGACTGTCACCGTTTGCCAAAGTGTCAAAGGAAGTGAAAAAGGCGAAGCTTACCGTTGCCGCTGAAAAGCGGATTGCTAAGGCTACGCTGATTGCTTTACAGGCCGAAATCAAGGCCGCTAAAAAGTAAAATACCGCGCCCTCTCCGGAGGGCTTTTCTTATAGATTCTATAAGCTATGGGATCTATAAGAAGGGAGGGTATTACTTCATGAAAAAATCAGATCGCGCACGTATCGCGCGCAAGCTAGGTTATCGCACCGTTAACCTATCGCGCCCTGTTCAGGCCTCACAGTCTAAGCGGGTCGGCGGTAGGCTCAAGCGGGTGCGTATTGAGTTTGTGGACCCTGACATCTATTTGTCGGAATTGTGGGATTAGCTTATAGATTCTATAAGGGGATCAAAATGGCTGAGTGTTGCCACGCGCACATTCATGCCCGTGCTGAGTTATCAGAGCGGGTAGCGGAATTGTCGCGCAAACATGGGGATATCGGGCGCGAGCTTGATACCATTCTTATTGCCATTCAAAAGGAAAAATGGCACGTAGTCTCTGCGCTTGTGGAGAGACTGCGCGAGAGCTTATAGATTCTATAAGGGGAGCATATGAAACATAACCCTGTCGCTAAATATGCGCGGCGGGTAAACCGTCATGCTATCCACCGTGATCGTAAAAAGGATTCGCGGCGGGTTCGCTGTGTCAAACATAAAGGGAAACCATTATGACATCTGAAGAAAAGCGACTTAAAGCGCTGGCAACAAAACTTGCCGATATGTTAAGCGCCAAAATTAACGAATGTGAACGGTTGAAAAACCAATTAGCGGAGGCACGTTGGGAGCTAGATACCATACCCGAAAATGAGTATGTACCAACGGACGCCGACTATTATTAGGGGAGGCTGTATTTCTTAATTAGCTTATAGATTCTATAAGGAGCTAAAATGTTTTTTCATGCTGAACATGGTTTAGTGTTTAGCCATACGTGCGAGCAATTCTCACAGCTAGAACGTGGGGAGGGTTTCGGTTGCATCAAATGGCGAGACGTTAGCAGTATCTTTGATTGGGTAGTGCGTGAGGGTAAAAGCTATAAGCTTTATCCGCGCACCAATCTGGACCAGCGCGATGGGTTTGGTCGTGAGATTGTCGGGTTTATTGTCGCCAATTATCCCGACTATGTTATTGAAAATAACGCAGAATTTTTTGAGCGTTTGGGCTTATAGATTCTATAAGAGCTTATAGATTCTATAAGAAATTTGTGGGAGCTTCGGCTCCCTTTTTTGTGGGAGAAAATCATGCTTTGGTTTTTAAAGATCGCGCACTTTTTGCTGGTCTGTTTAGGGTCAGCGACTACCGTGTATTGTGTCCTATTGGATTCAGTGTTAGGCCTAAGTCTAGGTATTGTATGCACTTTTGGTTCGGGCTATTGTCTGCACTATCTCACTCAGATAGAGGTGCGACAGGCTCAAGAAAAGTATTTTTCTATTGGGCTTGAAGTATATGAGCAGGCTTGTGATATTGAAGGGGAGATTTAAATGGCTGAAGATTTAGAGAAATTTATTGTACACAATGAGACGGATGCGAGAGCCTATGGCTTGGCTATGGCAAAGGCATGGCATTCTTTTGAGCAGAATCGGGCCACTCGC